TTGTTTACCATCTTCCCATTTAACATACCCTTTATGATTTAGATCAGAGTAGTTAGTACATCCTTCACATGATAGATTACATACCTGTGTGATCATTGTTTCTAAAAATGGTATAGTGGGTTTCATTTAGGGTTAAATATCGATATGCAATATGATAGATTAAAAGATGAGAATAATGTCATAGAATTTGATGTGTTAGTTGATGAAATTTTGTTAGATTTGATACCCAATGAATATCAGTATATATCCTCGGTATTGTATAGACCACTTGAAAATAATAAATGGGTCGTTAAGTTACCAAAATCATCGCATGATATAGTTATTGTATTTACCCAGGATTTCGTTAATGTGGACAATAACATTTCACCAGAGTTAGAATACATCGATGAGTTCTACAATGATGTGAGTACCGTGGTTGTGATACATTGGAATCATAATTTGAATAGGGTATATAATGGGAGATTGAAGCTAATAGAATTCCCTGCACATAGCTTTGAGTTTGTTCAGCAACTCATCAATAACTATAGCCGGTGGAATGGTAATAGCACACGGGTAAACCCATATATGTGCTTGAATGGTATACCAAAGGCACATCGGAAACTTGTGTATTCATATTTAAGGTCGTCTGCGAATGGTATTTTGACATTGGATGGTATAACTAACACAGAGTTGTTATCATACAACCAGTATGATTGGGATAATGTGAGTAATTTTATAGCATTGAAGGATATTTACTTTTCAACCCCGGTTAATATAATAACTGAAAGTTTGTACAATGAATCATCTGGAATTATATCTGAAAAATCATTAATGGCATTTGCTAGTTTACAATTGCCAATTTTTATAGCACATAATGGTATTATTCAAGATGTAAAAAATTATGGGTTTGATACATTTGACGACATTTTAGATAATAGTTATGATACATTGCCGAATGATATTAGATGGCAAGAAGCACTAGATCGTAATAAGCATATATTGAATGGGGATTATGATTATGGCAACTTATTGCATAGATTACAGAATAACCAACATCATTTACTAGATAACTATCTGAATTTGTTAGAAGATAGATTGATTACCCAACTAACAGCGATTTTAGGTAAGCATTAAAATCACCATATAGATTAATAATGGTAGCTTCTTTGCACCCAAATAGGTCGATGTGCTGTGATTTTTGGTTCATATTTGATATAAAGTATGGACAAGACATTTTCCTATCTAGCACTAGCAATGTTTTTAGTTTTGAGATGCCAATGGCATTGAATTGGTAAGATTTATATTCAAGATCACATAATACTTTATTGCCAATGCTAGTTAAACGTAGTCCTCCATGTGAGTTGATCCACCATTTCCTCAATGCCGTTCTGAGATCATAATCATCAGTGCATGCGTTGATCATCTCTTCGGTTATTGCTAATTTCTTATTCCGAAAAGATTGTTTCGTCATGTGATAGTTTAACTACTGTGAATTTAGTAGTACCAAATTGTTTGTTGAGTTTTTTTGCCAAATTTATGGCATGCCCACTATTAGAAAAAGATACCTTCTTATATTTTGGTATAGAATATGCCATTGAATTAATAACTTTTATATTAATTGGTTTTGCATCATAGTATACAGCCACTATACTTTCTGCTTCTAAAACTTGCGTGGAATGATATGTTTCTGTGTTTGTGTATTCTGATATTATTGTTGGGGATGGTCTACTCATATATATATTTAGTTAATATATATTTTCACCATTCACCCCCACTTATCTCTGTATTTGTTTGGGTATCGGTATCATCTTGATTTTGAAGGGCATATATAGTTGATAATAATTTTGTAATATCACGGTGCAGGTTCTTAGCTTCATTAAGTGGTATTATGAAATCTTTGCTGTTTTTTGATTCAAAGAACTTTATTTTATCAATGAAATTATGAATATGGATCACGTTTGAATGGTCCGTGGTATTCATTGCGTCGTAAGATGATTAGTTTGGGGCAATATACTATATCCCACTTGCCATTTAGGTTAATATTGTAATACCCAGCGGCATACCAACATTTGCTATCGCCGGCTTTTGTGTACAGGGGTAACTGGTCATTCATATCCCATACAGAATTATGAACTTCTCCGTGTGCTGGATAATCATGTACTGCTACTGGACTACATTTTGTCGCATTTACATCGACGAATTTGATATTCGTTTTTTCTTTAAGACTTTGTAACGTATCAAAATAAGCAGTTTTTTCATCTACTTTAATTGAATATCCTTTTTGTTCGGCATTGATTGTACCAATCTTCTTATTATTTTCGCATATTACCCAAAATTTATCTGATACTGTTTTTGCTTCAATCATTAATTAGTTCTCCGTTGTATGTGGCATTTAGCCATTGACTAGCTTGTTCTGGAAATTCTGCTAGTTTATTTAGTTCATGTTTTGCACAAAATTTTATAAACTTGAATCCGATAGTTGGGGAATTAAGGTTAACATTATTAAGTACAGTTTCTATAATAGATAGATCTATTGAATCTTTTATGTATTGTGGTTGTCTGGTTAAATCAATTAACCCATTGTTTCGTTCATAGTCATCTTTAACTCGGTGGTCATTGTTATCATGGTCAGACCAATGTTGCAGCATTAAATTGTTCCAAGCATACCCTTTTTTATCTTTATCTTTAAATGCTTCTAATAACCCGATGCGTTTTGATGTTCCTTTTGTTCTAACACCTGGATAGGCACTGAATATATTATCCGATGTATCGCCCCTGATAGATTTTTCAAACAAGATCCATTTTGGATCAGGGAGTAATTTTGGCAAATTAGTTTTCTTATCTATAATAGGGCGATTTTTATCGTCAAAGTATCCGTTAAGGGTTATTAGTTGGTCTGAAATACCGTTGTATTGAACAACATTTTCTGTGATGAGTTGATAAAAATCACTATCACTGCTTAGAATCACATGCTTGTCATGTGTGTGAAGGCTAATCCATCTGGCAATTATGTCATCTGCTTCAGCCTGTGAGTTTTGAAGTACTGTGCAATTAGTACTATCTTGCAAGTATTTAGCAAATTCCTCAAAAACTTCCCAAAACAGCTTATCTTCTGCCAATTCTTCATCTGTTAGTTTAGCTAATTTTGCTTTTCTATTTTTCTTATACGGTTCATAAACATCTTTTCGCCAACTTCTACCTTCTAGGCAAAATACTATATGATCTGACTTTAGAATTCGTTGCGCTTTATTAATAGAACTGAACATCAGGTGCAAACAGAACCCTAGTTTAGTGAATGCATCTGTGCCTATATGAACAGAATGTTTGGCACGGAAGAATAAATTCGCAGTATCAACTAGTAAATATTTCATTGGTGTATTATAATAGATTTATATAACAAAGTCAATAAATAAGATGATGAGAGATTGGAATAAAAGTATAGCGGATGTAGGTGAAATAGTATACGAGTACACTGGTGACATAAACCCATTCATTAGGTCATTGAAGGTAATTCATTTCCCCCTTCAAATGCTCGGTCCAGCGGAAGAAAGCGATATGTATCAGTTAGTATATGATGTTGGACCTATTATACCTGATATATATAAGTGGCATTCCGACCCCACCCAATTATTGTGGTTGGATAAAAAGGATAAGTTACACTGGTTAAGTGATGAGATGTCTATGGTGCGGGAGGATTATGCTGTGGTGGGACCGCAGGCGGTGGATGAGTATGTAGGTGGTTTTGTGTATCCCCCCGTGAGGGCATTAATGCCCCGCATAGCACCTGAACTAGGTGGATCTGTGTACTGGAGCATCGAGGATTTCCAATATAGCGATGACGGTATTGTATACACTTCTATGGTAGATTATGGATGATTGGAACAGCGACAGTTCAAAGATAGCACGCATATGCCATAAATACTAGAATATGATTGATTTATACAGCAACCACACGAATCCAGAGACATTGCATGGGTATAAAGATAGGTTTAAAATCCCAGGATTCGCATATGAAGAAGCAAAACGAACAGGTAACTGGACAGAAGCAGAACCATA